TGGTCGTGTTTGTCTTTGTTGGGTACAAATTGAGAATATTTTTCATTAATTAATCTTCTTCTGCAGGCTTCAATAACCCACGCTGAAAAATTACCTGAACCTTTCAGGTCAAGAGCGATGTTAATTTGTTCAATTATCTGGTTTGGAAATCGGATGTTGCGGGTTGTTGTTCTGCGGGTTCTGTTCTTTGATGACATAATGTTGCCCCGTATTCAGTGTTGCTGATTTGTATTATCTGAAGTTGCTTTTACGCTAATTTGATGCAGATCAATTAATACGATACCTGCGTAATAATTGATTATTTCTCGTGGTTTGATGGCGTACACACATGTCGTGATAAACCTCATGTAGATGATAATTATTATCATTTTCGTGGGTCCTTTCCGGCGATCCGACAGGTTACGGGGCGGCGACCTCGCGGGTTTTCGCTATTTATGAGATTTTTTGAGGGGGAGTTGTTGTTTAATTGTTTGGTATATCTAATTGATAAGTAAGGTGAAAATAAAATAAATACAACAACCTTACGATGTGTTTTGATGTCGTCAATGCGAAAAATGTCAATGATATCAAATGGTTTTGTAAAAACACATGGTTGTTGTATCGCTTTTTATCGATGGCTTATGGAGAGGAGATGGCCTTTTTATTGAATAAAAGTGATATGGCCTCCTCCATCGGTATATCTGTTCAGGCATTTGATAAATGGGGCGTTCCTCCTGTTGAGCGTCGGGGGAGGGAAGTTTTTTATGACGTTAAAACTGTACTGGAGATAGATCGCGAGCGGCGACAACACAATCAGAGAATACCTGATGACGAGGGCGATCTGGAGGAAAGGCTGCTTCGGGCCAGAGCTGAACTGACAGAAGAACAGGCCGTAGCTCAAAAACTTAAAAATCAGGTAACCGAAGGTAAGCTTATTGACACCGGATTCTGTATTTTTGCCCTCAGTAAGCTGGCAATGGCGTTATCCAGTACGCTTGATTCCATCCCTTTATCCATGCAGCGACAGTTTCCTGATTTAACACCGCGCCATCTTGACCATCTGAAAACCCTTATTGCTAAGGGGGCAAATCAGTGTGCGCGGGCAGGGGATAAATTACCGGATTTACTTGATGAATATATCAGAGCAACAACTGAATAATATGATGAGCGCTGTCACAACTGCATTACAGCCCCTGATAAGGGCATTGCCGGTGACGCCAGTTGAATGGGCTGATCAAAATTATTATCTGCCTAAAGAATCTTCATATGGTGAGGGCGAATGGAAAACGCTGCCATTCCAGATCGCCATCATGAACAGCATGGGGAATGATCAGATCCGCACTGTTAATCTGATTAAATCTGCCCGTGTTGGCTATACAAAGATGTTGCTGGGGGTGGTCGGGTATTTTATTGAGCATAAATCCCGAAACAGTCTGCTTTTTCAGCCCACGGATTCTGCCGCTGAAGATTTTATGAAGTCTCACGTGGAGGCGACGATTCGGAACGTGCCATGCCTGAAAGACCTTTCCCCATGGCTGGGGCGTAAACATCGTGACAATACTCTCACGCTGAAACGCTTTTCATCGGGCGTCGGTTTCTGGTGCCTGGGCGGCGCTGCCGCCAAAAACTACCGTGAAAAATCCGTGGACGTGGTCTGCTATGACGAACTTTCCTCGTTCGAGCCGGATGTCGAAAAAGAGGGCTCGCCAACCCTGCTGGGGGATAAGCGTATTGAGGGGTCGGTGTGGCCAAAATCCATTCGCGGCTCGACGCCTAAAATCAAAGGCACCTGCCAGATCGAAAAAGCCGCTAACGAGTCGGCGCATTTTATGCGTTTTTATGTGCCCTGCCCGCACTGTGGGGAGGAGCAGTATCTGAAATTTGGCGATGAGTCCACGCCTTTTGGGCTTAAATGGGAGAAGGACAGCCCTGAAAGTGTTTTCTACCTCTGTGAACATCATGGCTGCGTGATCCATCAGTCTGAACTGGACCAGAGCAACGGGCGGTGGATCTGTGAAAACACGGGCATGTGGACCCGTGACGGTCTGACGTTTTTCAGCGCCCGGGGTGATGAAATTCCGCCGCCGCGCTCCATCACGTTCCATATCTGGACGGCGTACAGTCCGTTCACCACCTGGGTACAGATTGTCTATGACTGGCTGGATGCACTGAAAGATCCCAACGGCCTGAAAACCTTTGTGAACACCACGCTGGGCGAGACCTGGGAAGAGGCCGTGGGCGAAAAACTCGATCACCAGGTACTGATGGATAAGGTGGTGCGTTACACGGCGGCGGTGCCTGCCCGGGTGGTTTATCTGACGGCGGGCATTGACTCGCAGCGAAACCGTTTTGAGATGTATGTCTGGGGATGGGCTCCGGGAGAGGAAGCCTTTCTGGTGGATAAAATCATCATTATGGGGCGTCCTGATGAGGAAGAGACGCTGTTACGTGTGGATGCGGCGATCAACAAAAAATACCGCCATGCGGATGGCACCGAAATGACTATTTCCCGTGTCTGCTGGGACACCGGGGGGATCGATGGTGAAATTGTTTATCAGAGATCAAAAAAACACGGTGTTTTCCGGGTGCTGCCGGTAAAAGGCGCATCTGTCTATGGCAAGCCGGTGATCACCATGCCAAAAACCCGCAATCAGCGGGGCGTGTATCTGTGTGAAGTGGGAACGGACACCGCAAAAGAAATTCTCTATGCCCGTATGAAAGCCGATCCCTCGCCTGCGGATGAAGCCACGTCGTATGCCATCCGTTTTCCTGATGATCCGGAGATTTTTTCGCAGACAGAGGCGCAGCAACTGGTGGCGGAAGAGCTGGTGGAGAAGTGGGAAAAAGGAAAGATGCGTCTGCTGTGGGATAACAAAAAGCGGCGTAACGAAGCGCTGGACTGCCTGGTGTATGCCTACGCGGCATTACGTGTGTCCGTGCAACGCTGGCAGCTTGATCTGGCTGTACTGGCAAAATCCCGGGAAGAAGAGACGACCCGGCCAACCCTGAAAGAACTGGCAGCGAAGCTGTCCGGAGGAGTGAATGGTTACAGTCGCTGAACTGCAGGCGCTGCGTCAGGCGCGCCTTGATTTATTAACCGGTAAACGGGTGGTGTCTGTCCAGAAAGATGGACGAAGAATTGAATATACGGCGGCCTCTCTGGATGATCTTAACCGGGCGATCAATGATGCGGAGTCAGTGCTGGGGACAACAAGCCGCCGCCGTCGTCCGCTGGGAGTGAGGTTATGAAACGAACGCCTGTCCTGATTGATGTGAACGGTGTTCCGCTTCGGGAGAGCCTCAGCTACAACGGGGGCGGTGCAGGATTTGGCGGGCAAATGGCGGAGTGGTTGCCACCGGCGCAGAGTGCCGATGCGGCCCTGTTGCCCGCGTTGCGTCTGGGCAATGCCCGTGCAGATGATCTGGTGCGCAATAACGGGATAGCGGCCAATGCGGTGGCACTGCATAAGGATCATATTGTCGGGCATATGTTTCTGATCAGCTACCGTCCGAACTGGCGCTGGCTGGGGATGCGGGAGACTGCAGCAAAAAGTTTTGTCGATGAGGTGGAGGCGGCCTGGTCGGAATACGCCGAAGGGATGTCTGGCGAGATCGACGTGGAAGGGAAACGCACGTTTACGGAATTTATCCGTGAAGGTGTGGGCGTTCATGCGTTTAACGGCGAAATCTTTGTGCAGCCGGTCTGGGATACGGAGAGCACGCAACTGTTTCGTACGCGTTTTAAAGCCGTGAGTCCGAAACGGGTGGACACGCCAGGACACGGTATGGGGAACCGTTTTCTGCGGGCCGGGGTGGAGGTCGATCGATATGGCCGTGCCGTTGCGTACCATATCTGTGAGGATGATTTTCCGTTCTCTGGTAGTGGACGATGGGAACGGATCCCGCGTGAACTACCCACCGGGCGTCCGGCCATGCTGCATATTTTCGAGCCGGTGGAGGACGGGCAGACCCGTGGGGCTAATCAGTTTTACAGCGTCATGGAACGGCTGAAGATGCTGGATTCCCTGCAGGCAACACAGCTTCAGTCGGCCATTGTGAAAGCCATGTATGCAGCGACGATTGAAAGTGAACTTGATACCGAAAAGGCCTTTGAATATATCGCCGGTGCGCCGCAGGGGCAGAAGGATAATCCGCTTATTAATATTCTGGATAAGTTCTCCACCTGGTATGACACGAATAACGTGACGCTGGGCGGTGTCAAAATTCCGCACCTTTTCCCCGGTGATGATCTGAAACTGCAGACTGCGCAGGATTCAGACAATGGATTTTCGGCGCTTGAACAGGCGCTGCTGCGGTATATCGCCGCCGGTCTTGGCGTTTCCTACGAACAGTTGTCCCGGGATTACTCGAAGGTCAGTTATTCAAGTGCCCGCGCCTCCGCCAATGAGTCGTGGCGCTATTTTATGGGACGACGAAAATTTATTGCGTCCCGGCTGGCCACGCAGATGTTTTCCTGCTGGCTGGAAGAGGCACTTCTTCGGGGGATTATTCGTCCGCCACGGGCGCGTTTTGATTTTTATCAGGCGCGATCAGCCTGGTCACGGGCTGAGTGGATTGGAGCCGGAAGAATGGCCATTGACGGGCTCAAGGAAGTCCAGGAATCAGTGATGCGCATTGAGGCCGGACTGAGCACGTATGAGAAAGAGCTGGCGCTGATGGGCGAGGATTATCAGGACATTTTCCGCCAGCAGGTCAGGGAATCTGCTGAGCGACAAAAAGCCGGACTCTCACGTCCGGTGTGGATAGCGCAGGCGTATGAGCAGCAGATAGCGGAGAGTCGCAGGCCGGAAGAGGAGACAACACCACGTGAGACGTAATCTTTCACACATTATTGCCGCAGCATTCAATGAACCGCTGCTTCTGGAGCCCGCCTATGCGCGGGTTTTCTTTTGCGCGCTCGGGCGCGAGATGGGGGCATCAAGTCTTTCGGTACCACAACAGCAGGTACAGTTTGATGCTCCCGGAATGCTGGCTGAAACGGACGAGTACATGGCCGGAGGTAAACGACCGGCCCGTGTTTACCGGGTGGTGAACGGTATTGCTGTACTGCCGGTGACCGGCACGCTGGTGCACCGGCTGGGGGGTATGCGGCCATTTTCCGGAATGACAGGCTATGACGGCATTGTCGCCTGTCTTCAGCAGGCAATGGCGGATAGCCAGGTGCGGGGCGTACTGCTGGACATTGACAGTCCGGGCGGGCAGGCCGCCGGCGCGTTTGACTGCGCTGACATGATTTACCGCCTCCGTCAGCAGAAGCCGGTCTGGGCACTGTGCAATGACACGGCCTGCTCTGCAGCCATGCTGCTGGCGTCGGCCTGCTCCCGACGGCTGGTTACCCAGACATCCCGTATCGGCTCCATTGGCGTGATGATGAGCCATGTCAGCTATGCCGGTCATCTGGCGCAGGCCGGTGTTGATATCACGCTGATTTACTCAGGGGCGCACAAGGTGGATGGCAATCAGTTTGAAGCGTTGCCGGCAGAGGTTCGCCAGGACATGCAACAGCGCATTGATGCGGCGTGCCGGATGTTTGCTGAAAAAGTAGCGATGTATACCGGTCTGTCTGTTGATGCTGTCACGGGAACAGAGGCCGCCGTTTTTGAAGGTCAGTCCGGCATTGAGGCCGGGCTGGCGGATGAATTAATCAATGCGTCGGATGCCATCAGTGTGATGGCCACGGCGCTGAACAGTAATGTCAGAGGAGGCACTATGCCGCAATTAACTGCAACGGAAGCCGCCGCGCAGGAGAACCAGCGAGTGATGGGGATCCTGACATGCCAGGAAGCGAAAGGACGTGAACAGCTTGCCACGATGCTGGCAGGACAACAGGGCATGAGCGTTGAACAGGCCCGGGCGATTCTGGCCGCGGCGGCACCACAGCAGCCGGTGGCATCCGCGCAGAGTGAAGCCGATCGCATTATGGCGTGTGAAGAAGCGAAAGGTCGTGAACAACTGGCGGCAACGCTGGCGGCGATGCCGGAGATGACGGTGGAAAAAGCCCGCCCGATCCTGGCTGCTTCACCGCAGGCGGATGCCGGACCCTCACTCCGTGATCAGATCATGGCACTGGATGAGGCAAAAGGGGCTGAGGCGCAGGCTGAACAGCTGGCTGCCTGCCCGGGAATGACTGTGGAGAGCGCCCGGGCTGTGCTGGCTGCGGGATCAGGTAAGGCAGAACCGGTCTCTGCATCCACAACCGCCATGTTTGAACGCATCATGGCGAACCATTCACCGGCAGCGGTACAGGGTGGCGTGCCACAGACGTCAGCAGACGGTGATGCGGACGTGAAAATGCTCATGGCCATGCCATGAAGCCAGTGCTGACCATCAACAGGAGGTTTTTACAATATGGTGACGAAAACTATCACTGAACAGCGTGTGGAAGTACGTATTTTTGCCGGTAATGATCCGGCTCATACCGCCACAGGCAGCAGCGGGATTTCCTCGGCAACACCGGCACTGACGCCCCTGATGCTGGATGAGGCCACCGGGAAACTGGTGGTCTGGGACGGACAGAAAGCCGGTAGTGCGGTTGGCATACTGGTACTGCCGCTTGAAGGCACAGAGACGGCGCTGACCTATTACAAGTCGGGGACCTTTGCGACGGAGGCAATCCGCTGGCCTGAAAGTGTGGATGAACACAAAAAGGCCAACGCCTTTGCCGGCAGTGCCCTGAGTCACGCGGCGCTGCCGTAACACGTTATCAGGCCACCGCGGTGGCCTGACTGATTTCTGAATGAAAGGAACTGATTTATGGGATTGTTTACGACCCGCCAGTTACTCGGTTATACCGAACAAAAAGTGAAATTTCGTGCGCTGTTTCTGGAGCTGTTTTTCCGCCGTACGGTGAATTTCCATACCGAAGAGGTGATGCTGGACAAAATTACCGGAAAAACGCCGGTGGCGGCCTATGTTTCCCCGGTTGTTGAAGGAAAAGTGCTGCGTCATCGTGGTGGTGAAACCCGCGTGTTACGTCCGGGCTACGTCAAGCCGAAACACGAATTTAATTACCAGCAGGCGGTTGAGCGTCTTCCCGGTGAAGATCCGGCTCAGCTGAACGACCCGGCCTACCGTCGTCTGCGTATCATCACTGATAACCTCAAACAGGAAGAGCACGCCATTGTCCGGGTGGAAGAAATGCAGGCGGTGAATGCCGTGCTGTATGGCAAATACACGATGGAAGGAGACCAGTTCGAGAAAATTGAGGTCGATTTTGGCAGGTCGACGAAGAATAACATCACTCAGGGTAGTGGTAAGGAGTGGTCAAAACAGGATCGTGACACGTTCGATCCTACACATGATCTTGACCTCTACTGCGACCAGGCCAGCGGTCTTGTGAATATTGCCATTATGGACGGTACTGTCTGGCGTCTGCTGAATGGTTTTAAGCTGTTCCGCGAAAAACTGGATACCCGTCGCGGCTCAAATTCACAACTCGAAACGGCAGTGAAAGACCTGGGGGCGGTGGTGTCTTTCAAAGGGTATTACGGCGATCTGGCCATTGTGGTGGCGAAAACGTCTTATGTGGCAGAGGACGGTACCGAAAAACGTTATCTGCCGGAGGGCACGCTGGTCCTGGGAAATACGGCTGCAGATGGGATCCGTTGTTACGGTGCCATTCAGGATGCGCAGGCGTTGTCCGAAGGTGTGGTGGCTTCTTCCCGTTACCCGAAACACTGGCTGACCGTGGGCGATCCGGCCCGTGAATTTACCATGACGCAGTCCGCACCGCTGATGGTGCTGCCGGACCCGGATGAGTTTGTGGTGGTACAGGTGAAATAATCCGTGAGCGGGGGCGAAATGCCCCCGTGTCTTTTTTCACAGGGGGCTGATATGGCAACGAAAGAGCAAAATCTGAAACGGCTTGATGAACTGGCCCTGATTCTGGGGCGTGAGCCGGATATATCCGGGAGTGCCGCAGAGATAGCGCAGCGGGTGGCGGAATGGGAAGAGGAAATACAGTCATCCGGCGAGGATGTTCAGGTTGGGGATACGGTGATCCGGGAGCGGGAAACCGCGGCTCATGATGTTCGTGAGGATACATCCGGTGCGTTAACGCGCATCAGAGTTCTGACCTGCCTCCATCTCTGTGGCATTGATGGTGAAACAGGGGAATCCGTTGAGCTTGCGGATGTTGGTCGGGTGATTCTGATTATGTCCTCAGATGCAAAAACACA